TCCTCTTATACAGAATTTAAAGCAGCGAATCAATAATCTCGAAAAGATAGGAGAGTGGAAGCCCGAACCTAGATCTTCAGACTATATAGGGTATGTTTCTGAAGGTGGCGCTATCCATCTCCACAAAGATAAAAATCAATTAGGGTATAGACACGTCCGATATAATGTGATATTGTCTTGGCCTGAACAAGGAGGAGAATCTATATACGGTGATTCGGTTAATACGTTTAAAGAACGAACAGTGTGGCGATGTGAAGCCGGGCATGTAGCGCATGCTAGTAAAGAAGTACAAAGTAAACGTCCTAGAATTACATTATCTTTAGGTTTTCTGATTAAAGAATAATGGAACTAAAACACCATATAAAATTTTAACGTAACTAGAATTCGTTTTTGGTATTTTATATATTTATAACAAAATAACCAATTATGAATATCCCAATTTGGCCAGGTTCAAGTAGCTTTTTTCCGGGTGATACACCTTTCGGATTTTACGATAATGATTACCAATTCCAACAGGATGCAGATAAATTTGCTACATTTGCATCCCGTAGATTAGGATATCCACTAGTTGAAATCGAATTGCAAGATTTGAATTTTTACGCAGCTTTTGAAGAAGCAATTACAACCTATGGAAACGAGCTATATGCTTACCAAGTAGCAGAAAATTTGCTATCTTTCCAAGGTGCTCCAACTTCAATAGGTGCAGCAAATGATCAAGTTATACAAGATAACATGGCCTCTATTGTCCGCTTATCTAACCAATATGGTGAAGAAGCAGGTGTTGGTGGAACAGTTACATGGAGAACAGGATCCATGGCTTTAACAGCAAGTAAACAAAACTACGATATGAATGCTTGGGCACAATCCCAAGGTATTCAAGGTCGAATAGAAATCAAACGTATATTTTACGAGGCACCTCCCGCAATTACAAGATACTTTGACCCATATGCAGGTACAGGTACCGGAATGATGCAAATGTTAGATTCATTTGGGTGGGGGTCATATTCTCCCGCTATTAACTTCATGTTAATGCCCATCAGTTATGATATGCAGAAAATTCAAGCAATTGAATTGAACGATCAAATTAGAAAATCACAATATACCTTTGAGCTAGTAAATAATCAATTGAGATTGTTCCCAATTCCCATATCCCATTACCATAGTTTACGTTTTGAATATATTTTAGAATCTGACCGTAACAATCCATATGCGAATAACAACGGTCAAACTTTAATTACTAATGCCTCTAATGTACCATACGAAAACCCAACATATACAGCGATTAACTCAATTGGTCGTCAATGGATATTTGAATATTCATTAGCGATTGTAAAAGAAATCCTAGGATATGTTAGAGGAAAATATGCTACTATTCCAATCCCTGGATCCGAAGTAACATTGAACCAAGGTGATTTGATTGCAGCGGCAACAAGTGAAAAAAACGCGTTAATAGAACGTTTAAGAGCATACTTTGATACAACTTCACGCAAAACATTACTTGCAAATAAAGCAGAAGAAGCACAAAGTCAGATGAGTATCTTAACGGATGTACCAATGACAATTTTTATCGGATAATATGGCTCTTTTTGGCACACAACGTGATGTTTCCCTAATTAGACACCTCAACCGTGAGTTGTTATGGGATATTATTACACAAGAATGCGTATATTATCAATTTAAAACAGCCGAAACCAAAACAAATATGTATGGTGAAGCCGCGGGTGCCAAATATTATGGAGCACCTGTGATTCTAAACATGCTTGTCGATAGAGGTGACAATACATCTCCTACTGGAGATATGGGTGTAGATTATGCTCGTCCAATGACATTTAAATTCTTTAGAGACGATCTAGTAGATGCTAGTCTAGTCCCTGATGTAGGTGATATTATCATGTGGTACGAAGGATATTGGGAAGTAGAAAATACAAACGCTAACCAATTCTTTGTAGGTAAAGACCCAGACTACCCATACAATACAAACCCATTAAACCCAGGTTTGGAAAACTTTGGTACCAATTTATCCATCATGTGTGTATGTCATTATGTACCTGCGGATAGTGTACAAATTACAAAAGAAAGGATATAAGATATGCCATCAGTTAGAAAACCAAACCCAAAATCCCAAAAACAGATCTCAAACGATTATGTGGATCCGTATGTTTTTCCTGAAACTGGTGAATCTTTAGGTAATCCAAACATACCAAGCGAATTCAATCAATTTACTCCAACACAACAAAACGGTGTTTCATTTAACCGTTCGGAGCAAATGTCTTTCAAAGACGATACAACAAAACCATTTTCTGTTGGATTACAGGATATAGACGAGTCAATAATGTACTATTTCCAAAATGTAATTCGCCCTACTGTAATACAAAATGGTGTTCGATTAGCAGTTCCAATCATTTATGGTGCTCCTGAACGATGGAAATCTGTACAAAAAGACGGATACTACAAAGACAAAAATGGAGCGATCATGTCTCCGTTGATTATGTTTAAAAGAGATACAATGGATAAAAACCGTTCTCTTACAAACAAATTAGATGCCAATTCTCCTAATTTGTATACATCTTGGGTAAAACCCTACAACTCTAAAAACGATTACTCGAATTTTAGTGTCTTGACAAACCGTAAACCTGTAGAACAATTCGTAGTAAACGTGGTACCGGATTATGTCAACTTAACATACAGTTGTGTTATTCAAACATACTATGTTGAGCAACTAAACAAAATAATTGAGGCAGTAAACTATGCCTCTGATTCATATTGGGGTGATCCTGAACGTTTTAAGTTTAAAGCATCCATTGATTCATATTCTACAGTAGTAGAAATTGGAGACAGTACAAATCGTGTTGTAAAAGGTACATTTATAATCAAATTATTTGGTTATATTATTCCTGATACAATTCAAAAAGAGGTAACAGCTATTAAAAAATACAATAGCAAAGCCCAAGTTATCATTGGTATAGAAACAGTTAATAATTTAAATAATCTATAATGGCAGCAAAATCAAAAACCCAAGCAACGGTTTCATTCTTTAAAAAACCTAAAAAGAAAAATCCGGGTGTTCACGCGAAATCGAAATCGAGTAAAAACAAAAATAGTAAAAATTACACTAAAACATATATTTCCCAAGGAAAATAATATATTTATTACCACAAATTAAAAAGTTAAATTATGTCAATAGTTACAGAACAAAAGTTTTTATCAGAGGAAGAATTAACCTCTTTAAAAAATATCCAATCAAACACCCAATCGTTAATCGCTGAATTAGGTGAAATCGAGTTAGTTAAATTGCAGTTAGAGAATCGTCACAATGCTGCTAAAACATTCTTAAATGAATTAAGAACTAATGAGAAAGAATTTACTAAAAATATATTCGATAAATACGGTAAAGTTAATATTAACCCTGAAACCGGCGAGATTACATTGGTAGATTAATCTAGGTTTAGATACACCATATTTATAATAAAATAACTTATTACAATGGCAGAAACAATTGTATCACCTGGTGTATTAGCAATAGAAAACGATCAATCATTTGTAACTCAACAACCTGTACAAGCAGGAGCCGCTATTATAGGCCCAACAGTAAAAGGTAAAGTAGGTATCCCTACGATAGTTACTTCATATTCAGATTATTTAAATAAGTTTGGTGCTACTTTCCTTAGCGGAAGTAATACCTATACTTATTTTACCTCAATAGCAACATATAACTACTTCAATAATGGAGGAGCTTCATTACTTGTAACTCGTGTAGTAACAGGTTCATTTACAGCCGCATCTTCTTCATTTATATCTGCTTCTGCACATGCTGTAGGTTCCCCTTACAATACAGATGTATTTATATTAGAAACAATCTCCAAAGGAGAAATCATGAACAGTACAGGACCAACAGGAAACGTTGGTACTTTATTAAGCGGATCAGCAGATAATTTCAGATGGCAAATTACCTCAGCTAATACAGCATCCGGTACGTTCTATTTATTGGTTCGTCAAGGTAATGATACAAGTATTTCCCCATCAATTTTAGAGACATGGGGTCCATTATCTTTAGACCCATATTCAAATGATTATATTGAAAAAGTAATTGGTAATCAAGTTGAAAATGTAGCAAGTGATAGTGGTGAATTTTATATTCAATTGTCTGGAAGTTATCCAAACAATTCTTCTTACGTACGCGTTAAAACAGTAAACCAACCCACACCAAATTATTTCGATAACGTAGGTAATCCAAAAGCAGAATTTACTGGTTCCATTCCATTAAACAATAGTGGTTCATTTGGTTCAGCTACAGGAAAAAATGTAGTAGCAGGAGGAAATGCATATTATGAAGCAATTATATCCGCCAATAATATTCAAGGATTAAACGCTAGTAACTATACACAATCTATTTCTCTATTAGCAAACAAAGATGCATTCAAATACAACGTATTAGTTGCACCTGGATTGATGTCTGATATGAGTGGTGTAGCTTTTAGTGCTATTAATTCAATGATCACTACAGCTCAAAATAGAGGAGACATGATGGTAGTATTTGATTCATCAAAATATAACTCTCAACTCAACTCAGTGCTGACAAACACAGTAGGATATGATACTTCATATGCTGCAACATATTGGCCTTGGGTAAAAACAATTGATCCAAGTACTGCAAACCAAGTTTGGGTACCTGCTTCAACATTAATTCCCGGAGTATACGCATTTAATGATAATGCTGCTGCTCCCTGGTTTGCACCTGCTGGTGTAAATAGAGGTATTTTAACTACTGCTATACAAGCAGAACGTGTATTAACTCAAGGAAACAGAGATACATTATACCAAGCAAACGTTAATCCAATTGCTACTTACCCTAATGTAGGTGTAGTAGTATTTGGACAAAAAACATTACAAAAGAAAAAAAGTTCACTAGATCGCATCAACGTAAGACGTTTATTGATCGAATTGAAATCATATATTTCTCAAGTAGCAGATACATTTGTATTTGAACAAAACGACACTGTTACTAGAAATAACTTCTTATCGATTATCAATCCATACTTAGCTTCTGTTCAACAACAACAAGGTTTAACAGCATTTAGAGTAGTGATGGATGAGACAAACAACCCACCATCGGTAGTAGATAACAACCAGTTAGTAGGACAAATATATTTGCAACCAACTAGAACAGCTGAATTCATTCTATTAGACTTTAATATATTACCTACTGGTGCAACGTTTCCTGCTTAGTAATATATTTTAAAGAGAATATTCATATTTATAATAAAAATATAAAATGGCAAATTTTACAGTATCCCCTGGGGTAGCAATTAGTGAGATAGACAACACGTACTTAACAGGACAACCTGTTCAAGCAGGTGCTGCTATTATAGGTCCAACAGTTAAAGGGCCTGTTGAGACACCAACATTGGTAACTTCTTATTCTGATTTCGTAACGTTATTTGGAGATAGTTTTATTAGTGGTGGTAATGCTTATTCATACCTTACTTCAATTGCAGCTTACAATTATTTCAACTACGGTGGAACTTCATTATTGGTAGCACGTGTAGTATCCGGATCATATACATCAGCAACTAGTACAGTAGCTTCAAATTATTTGAACGTAGCTTCATCTTCATTCACTTTAGAAACAATTTCTGAAGGTATTATCATGAACAGTTCAAGCTCATTAGATGCTTCGGGATCATTAGCTTCTGGATCAGCAGATAATATTAGATTTGAAATTACAAATTCTAACACAGGATCAGGTACATTTAACGTAATAATTAGACGTGGTAATGATGTTACAAACAATAAAGTTGTTTTAGAAGCATTTAATAGTGTTAATTTAGATCCAAATTCTCCACGATATATTTCTGCAGTAATTGGTGATCAAACATTAAATTATAATCCATCTACAGTACAAATGGAATTGTCTGGAAGTTATCCAAACTCATCTAGATTTGTACGTGTTAAATCGGTTAATTTCCCAACACCAAACTATTTTGATTCTAATGGTGTTGCTATAAGTGCATATACCTCATCTATTCCAATTAACGGAAGTGGATCATTTAGTACTGCAACCGGAGATATTAAAGCAGGTACAGGTGCTACAATGTATGATAATATTGGTGCTACCACACAAGGTTTAGTAGGTGGTAATTATGATGCTATGATTGCATTGCTTGGAAATGCAGATGCATACCAATTCAATGTATTATTTGCTCCTGGATTAACAAATGATACACATACAAGCCAAATCACAAATATTATCACAAATACACAACAACGTGGAGATAATTTATTTGTAGCAGATTTAACATTGTTTAGTGGAACAATTGCTAGTGCAGTAACTCAAGCTCAAACAAGAGATACTTCATACGCTGCAACATATTGGCCTTGGGTCCGTATTGTAGATCCTGCAACAGGAAAACAAGTATATGTACCAGCTTCAACAGTAATCCCCGGCGTATATGCTTTCAACGATAAAGTAGCGGCTCCATGGTTTGCACCTGCAGGTATCAACAGAGGTGGATTATCTACAGTATTACAAGCTCAATACAAATTGTCTCAAGGAAATAAAGATACATTATATTCAAGTAACATTAATCCATTAGCAACATTACCTAAAAATGGTGTTGTAGTATACGGAAATAAAACGTTACAAAAAGCAGCTTCTGCTCTTGATCGTGTAAATGTACGTCGTTTGATGATTGAATTGAAATCATATATTCGCCAAATTGCAGATACAGTAGTATTTGAACAAAACACTATCGCAACAAGAAATTCATTTGTAGCACGTGTTACTCCATTCTTAGAAGGAATACAACAAAAACAAGGATTATATGCTTACAAAGTAGTAATGGATGGAACAAATAACGGACCCGCAGTAATTGATCAAAATCAATTAGTAGGCCAAATTTATATCCAACCAACACGCACAGCTGAATTTATATCTCTAGATTTCATCTTAACTCCAACAGGAACTGAATTTCCAGGGTAAAAAGGCAGATAGTTAAATATTTATAATAAAAGAAACTAAAATAACAAAAAATGGCAATTTTAAATCCAAACGAAATTTTTTACACAGCGTTTGAACCTAAACAAAGCAACCGTTTTATCCTTTATATGGATGGAATCCCTTCTTACTTAGTTAAAGGAGTAGGAGCTGTAAGTTTAACTCAAAATGCAGTTCCTCTTAACCACATCAACGTTCAACGTTATGTAAAAGGAAAAACTATTTGGAACACAATTGCATTCACATTATATGAATCAATTACTCCTTCAGGTGCACAAGCAGTAATGGAATGGGTACGTTTAGGGCACGAATCAGTTACTGGTAGAGATGGATATTCTGACTTTTACAAGAAAGATATCACATTTAACGTAGTTGGTCCTGTTGGAGATATCGTTTCTGAATGGATAATTAAAGGAGCCGTGATTACAAGTGCTAACTTTGGAGATTACAATTGGGATGATGATGGAACACCAGTAAATATCGCATTAGAAGTACAACCAGATTACTGTATCTTGAACTACTAAGATAAAATTAAACAACAAATACATAAGAGCTCCAAAGAAATTTGGAGCTTTCATTTACTTGTTATATATTAATTCATAAACACGTTAATTAAATTAAGCCCTGCTATATTTATAACATATATTGAAATAATGAAATTTAATCAATTACGCGCATTAGTTAAAGAAGAATTAAGCAGAAAGCTTAATGAAGAATACCAAGACAAATTCAAAATGGTTGGTATGATTATCACTAACATTAAATCAAGACCACAAAAAGAAATATTTTCAGATATCCGTTCACTCCCTGGTATTACAATTGCATCAGCTAAAGAACCTATGGAATACAGTGAACAAAACACCGAGAAATTTCAAACTATAGTAACTATTAAAGTTGATGGTCATCCTTGGATTGTAAAAGGTGGATTTGATAGATCAAAAATGGAAGAAATACGCAAAGAAATCTTGAAGATAGAAGGAGTATTATCATTTAATGTAAATCCTGACAATATTACTACTCTTTAATATATGTATATAAAACAATTAAGTTATAACAAATAAAAATTATGGAAGAATCAAAGTTCAAAATGCCAACGGAAATCGTTGAATTACCATCTAAAGGTTTACTTTACCCTGAAGACTCTGAATTAGCAAAAGGTACAGTTGAAATGAAATATATGACAGCTAAGGAAGAAGATATTCTTACCAATCAATCATATATTAAAAATGGTACAGTATTAGATAAATTAATGAAATCATTGATTGTGTCTAAAATTAATTTCGATGATTTACTAATCGGAGATAAAAACGCAATTATGATCGCAGCTCGTATCTTAGGATACGGCTCAGAATATATATTTGAATATAGTGGTGAAACTCAAACAGTAGATTTAACTCAAATTGAAAATAAACCTCTTAAAGAAGAATTATTTACAAGTAA